GAGGAAGCTCGGCGAGTTGGGCTACCTGTCTGACGCAGTGCGCGGCATCAATGACCAACTCGGTGCCACGCAGTATGCCGCCCGCATCGTCATCGTCCGCACTCCAGAGGGCACCGATACAGATCAGGCAGTCAAGCTGCAGAAGACCATCTCCAACATCGCCGGTGACTCGCTCAACGGCACGGGGATGTGGGCGTTTCTAAAAGCGGCGCCCAAGCTCGGCTTTACGCCGCGCATCCTGATCGCACCGGGCTACACCTCGCAGATGGCCAACGGCGTCGGCCTGATCGAGCGCACCGCACCCGGCACCAACTACGTGATGGATCACCTCTATCCGGTGACCTTCAGCGGTGGCGGTCCGGACGTGGTGCAGGCCGTGGGCCATGCCTTCGGTCTCTCCAACGGCTCGCTTGGCCAGATCACGCTGGAGATGCCCGGCGCTTGGTATATGACGCCGCCAACCATCGAGGCGCCGCCGCCCGGCCGCGACGTTCAGACAGCGACGGTCGCAACCGGCGGCATCGGCTATCTGAAGGATGAGCAGCTGATGCTGCCCAACGATGTCCTCCTCAAGGTCGAAACTGTAGACGCCATCGGCGGCGGTGTGCTGACGGTCTCGGTGATATCGCCCGGCTTCCTTGTCGGCACCGAAGAGCCCAGCGACGTTCCTATTCAACCGATCACCTCGACCGGCGCAGGCGCCGGTGCCGCGTTTGATCTGGTGTGGGACACCGTCGGTGAAGTCGCTGAGTACGAGTGTCAACTGGTCTCAGGTGCCAACCCGGTGGTCGCCAGCGCGACCTCGATTTGCAATCAGCTGATGGGTCAGATGATCGTGGAGTCGGCAGGCTCCTCGATGCAGAACGATCTGGATTGGCGCGAGACGATGCAGAGCCATCGCTTGATCCCGCTTTCCGGCGGTTGCCGCGTGATGGACCCGGCGACCTCGTTCATCGTCATCCGTCCGCTGTCTCCGCGCATGGCTGGCATCATGGTGCGTCGTGACCACGAGACCGGCGCGCCGTTCCACTCGGCGGCCAACCAAGCGGTGCAGGGCATCATCTCGCCCAACCGGGAGATCGGGTTCAACCTCACCGACTCCGCGAACGAAGCTCAGGAGCTTCTCGGCGCCAACATCGGGGTTCTGGTGCGCGGCGAAATCGGCGACGACTTCGCGATTGCCTCGGGCGGCTTCGTGCTGATCTCGACCGACAATGCTGGCGAAGACCCGTTGTGGCAGATGTACAACGTGATGCGCGGCCGCGACTACATCCATCTCGGCATGCTGCGCGCACTGCGTTACTTCCTCGGCCGCTACAACATCATCGGCCACACCGTGCAGGCGATTCTCAACACCATGAACTACTTCCTGCGCGACCTCCACGCGGACCAGCACATCCTTGGCTACAAGGTCAACTTCCGCACCGCTGGCAACTCGCCTGAGCAGATCAGGTTGGGCCATCTGACTGTCGGCTTCGCCGCTGAAGAGCCGCCGGTGCTCAAGCATCTGACCATTGAGTCAGCGCGTTACCGTCAGGCCGTTGACGCGATGGTGTCTGACCTCGCCAGCCAACTCAACCTGTCGTCCTAACCCCTCCATCGACGAGGCGGCGCGAGACGCCGCCCGTCACCGGCTCACGCCTGAAAGGATAGAACCATGGCATCTAACACTGTTTACACGATGGAGAGCGCCAACTTGATTTGCGGCGACATCTCCGCAAAGACCTCTCCCGGTATCTCGACCCATCTGGTGTTGCAGGAACTGAAGCTGCCGACACTGGAGGAAAATTACGTTGACCACACCCCCGGCGGCGCCGCCGTTGGCATCGAGATTCCGTCGCACATCAACAAGCTCGAAGCGACGTTCAATCTCGCTGGCTGGGACCCGGACGTGATGGTCTTCCTCGGTCGTGAGACCCGCTTCCATCAGCGCTTCACGGCCTATGGTCTGATCCGCGACCGCCGCTCCTCTGCCGCCCTGCAGTGCGTGGCGATCATGGAAGGCCGCATCGGGCGCGTGAACCCGACAGCGTTCTCGAAGGGCAACATGATGAGCCACGAGTTCTCCATCAAGAGCATCGTGTCGTACCAACTGTTCATGCAGCGCACGACGGAAGACCCGCTGCTGCGTGAAATCTACAGCTGGGACTTCTTCACCTCGATCAAGCGCATCGACGGCGTCGATCTCAACGACGACATGGTGCGGCTGCTGGCGATTCCGGGCAACGCGGTGGACACCCAGCCTGATATCGCCGAGGCTGGCATCGCCGAAGGTGCTGAGAACATCTGATGACGGTCAAGGAACTGATTGACCTGCTGTCAAGGCACGCTGACAATAAACGAGTGGTAGTGTCCGACACCGACGGTGCCGGACGCAAGGCGGCTGATGTCGAGTTCGTCGATCAGCGTGTCGAGAAGGGCGAGAACGTTATCACGGTTTGGATTCACGTATGATCACCAGCACCAAACTGGGCGGCAGGACTGTTGAACTGTTCGCCCCGTTTGAATTCAACGGCAAGCAGATCGAGCGCATCGTGTTCGGGCCCTTCAAGCTCGGACACGTGCTGCTTTGGAATCAGGGCCGCTGGCAAAGCCAGTTCGACTTGATGGTGGAATTGTCTGGTGAGCAGGAGGCGGTGCTGCGCGAGCTTCGCTTTCCCGATGCTGACCGGGTGATGGAAGCGTTCTTCGCGCTGCTGACGCCGGAGGTGCGCAACGACATCGCCAATGGCGAGATACCGATCAAGCAGGAGACCGACGAGCCCGCTCCCGCGCGCGTGACCAACGGCAGCGGCGAGCCGGTGACGGCGGCGCCCGGTGTCCCGATCCCGCCGGAGATGGAGCCCGGTTTTGATCTGACCGAGGAGCCGTAAGGCAATGGCCGACAAAGACCCGACAATCAGGATCACAGGCAAGGACGACACCGCTCCTGCGATCAAGTCCGCTACGGCCGGATTCAAGAACCTGAACAAAGAAGTTCAGGAGATGTTCAAGGAGACCGAAGCCAAGACGCTGGTCTCCGTCAGGGCGGCGGCGCACCGGCAGGGCGAACTATTCAAGGAGGCTGGCCAGAAGCGGATAAAATACGCTGAGGAAACCTCGAAGGCGATGGCTGGTATCATCCAGAATGATATCAGCAAGGGCAATGCATACGCGCAGGAATTAAACCGGCGAAACATCGAGGCCGCCAAAGCCGGTAAGACGTTCGTTGAATCCGAGAAGGTGAAGTCCAAGGCGGTGGATGAGACCGCGAAGACGGTGCAGAAGACCAGCAAAACATACGTCGCCAGCAATGAGACCCTGAGAAAATATTACACTGACACCAAGAACGCGGCAGCAGAACAGGGCAAGGCGGCGGCGGCGGCGGGTAACGTGGCCGCGCAAGGCCAGAGCAAGCACGCCATGGCGATACAAAGCGTCGCCGCCGGGCTCGGCCGCATGGCAATTGGTTATATGTCGGTGAGCAAGGCGATTGATATCACCAAGAATTCGTTCATGGGCTTTGCCGAGTTCGACAACAAGATGCGGCTGATGAAGGGTGCACTGGGCGCCACGACAAAGGAAGCAAAGGAATACGAGGAGACCATCCGTTACACCGCGCGCAAGACCGCCGAGAGCAGCGCCGAAATATATGACGCCTTCAAGACGCTCGCCGACACCGCGCAGATACCAATGGACCAAGCCAAGAAAATCTTCCCGCAGATTGCGCTGATGGCCAAGGGCGCTGGCGTCGCGCCGAAGGCCATGGCGCGGTCGGTTGCTGACGTGCTGCGCAATCTCGAAATTGCGCCGGAGCAAGCTGGCGAAGCCATGGAGATCATGTCGGCCGGTGCCCGACATCTCAGCGTGGACATTGACAAGATCGGACCGCACATGTCCGAGCTAACCACCTACATGACCGATCTTGGCTACAGCGGCACCGAAGCGCTGGTTCAGATCGAGGCCATCATGGCTTCGCTCAACAAGACGACCGGAGACACCGGCGAGTCGGCTGCTCTGTTCGAGCGACTGATGCAGAACTTGGGCGCCAGCGCCAAGGACTTGGGATTCGCCTCGCAAGAAAGCATGATGAGGGCGATCAAGGGCACCGAGAATCCGATAGCGACCGTGATTGAATTGATCCGCACTGCCACCGATCAGGAAGCGGTGCTCGGCAATATGTCGGTCAAGCAGCGAGCGGCGATCAAGCGGCTTCTGGCTGACGACAACAAGGCCATCGTCGGCGACAACGTCAAGATGCTGAGAGAATTGCAGAAGGGCAGCGAGGGTGCGAAGGTCGCCAAGGATGTCCTCTCCGGCCCGCTGCAGGAGATCAACAAGCTGATGGAGATCATGAGTCAGCTTGGCGATGAGTACGGCGCATTGCTCGACGAGTTCGGCGCCACCACGGCCATCAAGAGCATCGCGACGCAGCTGGACAGCGTGCGCCGGTCACTGAAGCAGATACGCGAGGCGTGGAATTGGGCCTTCCGTGGCGGACCGAAGCCGAATCCGCGATACTCCGAGGAGGAGCTTGAGGACCGGAAGCAAGAGCACTTCTACGAGAAGCTGCCACCGATAGCCAAGCCGCTCGGCGAGTGGATCACCAAGGGCCTGCAGGGTCCATTTGGTTTGTGGGGCCCGCTGTACAACAAGGACTATGACAAGGACGGAGAGCCGCCAGCCGCACCGACGCCGCCGGAGGGATCGCCAGCTTCGCCAGCACAGCAGGAGCGGCAGTACAAAGGACTCGGCGAGAAGGTGCACTACCTCAACGAGGAGTTCGACACCACCGCCGAGAAGCTGCGGCACTTCGCGTCGCTGTTGCCCGACGACGATGAACGTGTCCGGGGGTTCAAGGAGTCCGTTGGCGGGCTTGGCACCGCTACTGGGATCAGCCCCGTCGGTTATTGGGGCGGCGGCCGCCACTCGGCGCTGGCTCCGGCGCACATGACCGCAGGCACCGGCGCCGGTGTCTATGGCACCTCGACCGATGCCAAGTATCTCAACGCCAGCTATGTGCCCGGCGCGCATGGTGGTGTCGGCGGCTACGGTCCCGGCGGCTACGGCCCGAGCCAAGGCGTTGGCAGTGGCGGCACGCCGGAGCAGGCCGGGCCGGGCACCGGCGGCACCGGCTACGGCGGCGGCACGCGCCCACAGCCGGGCTACACCGCTCCGCGACGCGGTGACGGTACAGTCCCGGCAGCTGGTGCCGATGAGGCGCCAGCGACCGATCCATCAACCACCGGCGCCACCGGCGGCGCCGTCACTGGCGATCAGAGTGCGCAGACGCCACGAAGCGCGCAGGGCCGCATCGCGCAGGCCAAGGCCGCGATGAAGGATGAGGCGATCCGGCAGGGCATCGACCCGGCACGCGCGGAAGAGGCTGCCAACCTGATGGCCGGTCAGGGCCTGTCGGAGAGCGAGCTTAATCCGACGCTGTCACACGACAGCGGTACCGGTCACGGCATCTACGGCGCGCGCCTCGACCGCCGGACCAAGATGCACGAGTGGTTGAAGGCAAACGGCTACGACAGGAATTCGCTGGCCGGTCAGTCGCGCTACATGATCAAGGAGGCGATGAGCAAGGACTCCAAGGGGCGCTACAAATTCCCGAGGACGGCTGCGGCGTTGAAGAGCGCGGACCCGGCGACGCGGGCCGAAGCGGTGCGAACGATCACCAAGGACTTCGAGCGACCAGCCGATCAGGGCGAAGGGCAGATGAGCAGGCGGCTCGGCCGCACCCGGCAGGCCGCTGGCGTGGCGGCCGGAGGGTTGCCAACCGCACCGCCACCGAGTTCGGACGGAATTCCGGTGCCGCCCGGCGTCCCGGCGCAAGCTGGCACCTCGGCGCCGGTGTTGCCGCCTGAGCTAAGGACACCCGGTGGTGCAGGCGCAATCGAGCCCGGCGTGGCGGGTGCCGCTGGTGGAGCCGGGGCGCCCGCCGTTGGCAACCTCGTCGAGGAAGCGCAAGGGCGTGTGGCTGGTATCCGAAGGGGCAAACTCGATCCGCGACTGAGAGATGCGCTGGAGGGTGCTGCTGAAGCATCCGGTGTCAAGATTCGTGTCACCTCTGGCGGTCAGCGCATGGAAGGCGCGCACGGTCACACTGGATCGCATCGTCACGACAAGGGCCGCGCCGCCGACGTTGATGTCATCGACCCGAAGACCAACAAGGTGCTGCCGCTAAGCGACCCGCGCCGTCTCAAGGTGCTGGAGGAGGCAGCGCGACGAGGCGCAGGCGGCAGCGGCGCGCGCTACATGGACGATCCCAATAAAATTCACATGGGTATCACCGGAAATAAGGCGATTGTCGGTGAGGGTCTTGGTGCCTATGCCGGAACGGCGGCAGAGAGAGCGGCGGTGCAGCGCGGTCTCGATACGCGGTTGACACCGGAGCAAATGAGAGCGGAGCGCGAAGCCAGAAGCAACAGAAACAGAGCACCGGCGACTGCTGCGCCAGCACCAGCGGCGGCACCCCCGGTTCAGCCGACAGATAACGCGCCACCTGCGACGCGGGCGCCAGTCGATTCTGGGGCAATCATGTCGCAGAACCGCGACATCAACATGAACGTCAACGTCAACTCATCTCAGGTGCAGTTCGCACGCAACACCATTGACCGGCAGGTGCACGCCTCGATGGACCGTACCCGTGGCGCGACCTACCACGACATCGGCACTGCCTGACGGCTGTGGACTGGGTGGTCACCTACCGGATCGAGATAAACGAACGCAACTTTCTGATCGAGGAATTCTTTCGCGGCGACTTTGATGAGTGCATGCGGATCAGGCAGCACTCGCTGAGTGGCGGTGACAGTGATCGGCTTACTACCATTCGCCCATGGCACCCGATTGTCGGACCAGCGGCGCAATGGGACAGCCTTGTGGAGGGATGGGACTGATGGCCAACTGGGTGTTGTTTCAATGGGGACCGATGCAATTTCAGGTCTTCCCTTTCAACGTCGATAACTACTCGCATCACACCAGCGCCGACTGGGCAAAGAAAG